TGCCCCTATGCTTCCTGTCATCCCTGATGGCAGGGTTAAGGATGCAAGGGAATAGCAATCTCTAAATGCTCGTGTACCTATGCTTCCTGTAAAATTAGAAGACGCCAGTATAGAATCAAGACCGTTATGTCCATATAAAACATAATTGTTCAGAGTGGTCGTATTGGCTCCGAAATACACCTTTTGCGTTATTTTTGCGTATGTGCCGTTATATGTACCGAACAATGTTGTAGTATCTGCACCCTGCCCGAGATTATACACCCCTGCACAGGTTATGGTAATCGTGTACCACCCTTCGGTGTATTCTGACGGCTTTTGGATTGTGATAGTTCCGCTGTCGCTTGTCACGGAATCATCGCCATGCCCCCAGTCAATAGTCATCTTATCCGCTGTGGACTTTTGCAGGTAGATGGTGGGTTGCAGTCCTGTCTTTGAATTTACATGGACGAAAATGTATGTCTTTCCATCCGTAGTGTCGTAAATCGCCCCTATATTCTCATCCCTCGTGATATTGGTTCCGGGATGATTCCAGTGGTTAAATGTTAGAAGGTCAAGTGTAGGTGGTGTAGGAGGTGTGGCATTTTCGCCTTCATTTACATATTCCACCTTTAATAATACACCAAAAGGGTCAAAGAATTGTACATTATAATCCCCTGACCCTCCTCCTGTTGGAATATCAGCGATTTTATCGGCATATTGACGGAATGTTGCTGAACCAACAACAACACCCTTCGCTTCTATTGCATCCTTTATTGCGGTTTTCGTACCCGCTATGTAGTCTAATTTTTCTTGTGCGTTGCTTGTCATATTACTTCTCCGTTTATTGTATCAAGTTGTGTTTCCATTCCTGCAAGGGTTGGGTCAGTACCATCGTATGCGCTATCCGATGTATCTGTAAGAAGATTGAGAGATGCGATGATACCGGAGTAGTCAACAGATACACCTCCACTCGGTGTCGTAATTAGTGTTTTTAGCGCTGCATAGGTGATCTTCTTTAGCGTATTTCCCGGCAGCTGTACGAATATGAAAAGGTCCGTATCTGCGGGTGTTCCGGATGCCGCACTGCTAAGTAGTGTCCCGATGGTGCTGGCCGTCTCGTCATCGCTGTGCGCCTCGTGTATGTCCGTGTGGTCGTATGCGCTCAGGTGACTCGTGGTGAAGGCATACCCGGCGTTCCAGTGGGTGATGTCGCCAGATGCGACGGCATATACCGGATGGGACATAAATACCGGATCTGTTTCTATGGGCAATTCCTCTCCACCGACCTCTATGGTAAGGTCGATCTTATCGCACGTGCTGTCTCCCGATACGGTGATGTCGTACTCCTGGGCGTTATCGTCTATGTAAATCTCACAGCTCATGGTCACGTTGTTTTAGCGTCGCGTATGTACCCCAGTATCCCCTTCTTGCTGATCCGGTGCTCTCCTTCCGGGGCGTGTGCGTCGGCATAGGTGAAGGATACCTGAATGATGCACTGTCCAAGTTCCGCCGCTGCCGTCTGCGCCGTTGTCAGCGAGAAGAGCAGTTTGTCGTCGTCTGTTACGGTTATGAGCCCGAATCCATCCTCTACGTCCATCGACCACTTGCCGATAACGGTGCCGGATGCCACGGTGAAGATCCACACCCTGGCGCCGGTCAGCGCAACATCGGGGTCGATCTGAACGCCGTTCTGATTTATGGTTACCCGGATCTCGCGGGTGTCTCCTCTGAATATTATCATGACGGGTTGAATGATCCTGTTAATTCGCGTGTCATCTGTTCGGCTTCCGCGTCGGCGTCTGCCTGCATGCGCTCCATCTCCACGGGTGCGCTTTCAACCAGCGGGTTCTGCTCCGCCGCGGTCTGTGAACTCAGCAGCGCCTTACCCGGACGGGCGATCGAGAGGATCTCCATCTCCTCGCGGGTGTTCTTTGGAAGGTATGGCGTGAATACCGGCTCGGCGACCATCATGGATACCTCCTTCTCCAGGGCCACGTTGATCAGCGTGCCGCAGACGTGCTGGATCAGGTTCAGCCGACGCTGGAACATCTCCCCGAAGAGTTCGATCTTGTTCTCGGCCTTCATGTGGGCGTCGGAGAACATCAGCTTGATGGCGAAGCCGGACATATCCCCGCCAATGGCCTGCATCTGCTCAAATGATATGTTGGGCGTCTGGGTCATGGCGTAGATCATCTTCTCCAGCAGTTCAAATTCCAGCTTCTCGCTCTCCGGTGCCGAATTCCATGACATGTACGAAGCGTCCGACCCTTGCGTGAGTTGGATGACCTTGCCGCTGGTGGTCTTCCCGGGCAGGCTGACGACCTCTCCGGTGACCTTGACCATGGGTGATCCGAAGTAATCGTTAGTGTCAGCGAAGTTGCTCTGCTTGGTCTCGAAGCGCTCGATCAGAGACTGGACCACGCCCCACTCGGCCTCCTCCTGGCTGTAGTAAATCACGGGGATCTTGCCCATGACGTTGGGGGTCTGTGTGACCACCCACTCGCCATTCACCTGTTCGCGGGATATGACCCTGATATCGGTCCACGTGTCGAAATGCTCGGTCGCCTTACCTTCGGCACTGGTGACGCTGTATGATCGCGAGAAGGCCACCATATCCCCCGTGGTGTCGAAATACGGGTAAAGGGTATCTCCGGATGACGGGCTGAGCAGCTTCACGCGTAGCTTGTAGCGGTGTGACAGCTGGCTTCCCTTGAGCGTGCGTCCCCAGAATGATGGATCCTCGACCAGGTACCACAGTTCTGCGGCTTCGCACTGGCTCATGACCGTGCGCGCCAGCTTGCGGTCGAAGTACTTGCTTTTGTTATCCTCCAGGGTGCGCTCGATCATGGAGGTGAGCTGCTCCTGCGCGGCGTTCTCCGCAGAAGATTTCACCCTGACGGGATTGCCGAGCAGGAATCCCACGGCACGCTCGACGATCAGCCGCTGGAATGGGATGGCGATGCGGTTGACCCCCTCTGTGGTGGTTTCGTATATCTCATTCCCGTAGGAGTCCACAGCTCCGGTACCGCGGCGCACGGATTTCGATGGGCGGGCTATGATGTCGAATATGTCATGTTGTGACGGGTCGTATTGCTTCTCCAGTTCGGTATAGTCGGGAATATCCGGGCGCACCTGGAGGAGCTTTATCTGGTCCTGTACGGGAAGCTGAAGAATGTCGTCAATGGTCACGGCGGTATATTTTGAAGCAAATATCTGCCGTATGTCATGGTGGTGGTGATGTGACTGCGTGGTTATTCGTCACGGTTCGGGGTGTGTGAAGGGAATCAGAAAAATACGCCTTCGAGGTTCTGCGGTCGGCGATCGTGCAGCCCAAGCGAGCGACTATAACGGATTCCGTCAATTCCGTGATTATGGGCGTCTTCCGGTACGGGTAAAAAGTTGCCCATCCGGTCCTTCTTCCATCGGTAGTGCAAGTTTTCCCGTTCGAGGTTTTTGGAGCGTGGGCTGATGTATACCACGTGGCGCTTCAGATCGTCTATGCCAGCGTTCACCGATCCCTTACCCTTGTCTGCCGCTACCGCTTTTATACCCATACGCTTGAGTTCGTCGATTGATTTCGGTTCCGCGCTGTCGCAGACCACCACTTCACCGTGATAGCCGTCCTGTTTTATCAGCCTGGCGATGTCGGCGTTGGTAAGTCCTATCATGTATACCATCTCGTCTGCATATATATCGCCGTTCTTAACGGTAGTTCGCACGATGGCGGTTGGATCTTGCGAATACCCAAAGTCGAGACCGATTACAACCGTCAGTTTTGGATCTTCCGGAAAGTCGCGGTATTCCCACGTCGGGAAGATGCGGCCCTCGTCGATCACGCCCCATTCACCGAGGGCATATATCCGATGGTAGTTCTCGTCGATGCGGGAGTATCTCTCAAGCTCCTGCGTGTACGCCTCGTCGATGAAACGGTTGTCCTTGTATGTGGTCTTCAGTATGGTCGTCTGGTCGGCGTACTGGTGCGCGTCAAAGAACAGCTTTTTGATCCAGTGGTTCTCGTCGATCGGGTTGAATGTCATGGTCAGCTGAAGGTTCTCCCGGCCACGGAGGCGAAGGTTCAACTGGTTGAAGTCATCCTGGGCGAACTCGTTGGCTTCCTCCATCCAAATGCGGGTGATACCGGCGATTGACTTTATTTTCTCGGTGTCATCCAATCCTTTGAAGATAATCTGGCTGCCGTTGTGCGCAAAGGTGAATACTTGGTCCGATTTGTTTTCCGTGTAGAGGTGCGCCAGGTTCCAGTCTGTCAGTATGCGGCGCGTCAGGGCGATCACGGAGTGTTTGAGCGTACTGGCATACTTTCGGGTGACCAGTATCGTTTCCTTGCGCTGGATGGCTTTGATGACCTCGTGCTGTGTTTGGGTGAATGATTTGCCTGATCCCGATCCTCCGTAGTTGATCACGAAGCGGGTGTCTGCCTTCTTTAGCCGGTGGAATAGCGGGTTGAACAGCTCCGGTGCAAAGTCGATGGTCGTGACGCTCATTCCGGATCAGGGAGTTTTACCAGGATGGTCTGGCCGTTGCTGGTCAGGTCTGTTTCGTTCTTTTCGATGTACCCGCGCTTTTTGCCTTTGGTCTTGGCCAGGAATATTAGGACAGTTGGGTTTTCATCCTGCACGGCTAGTTTTGCCAGTTTGGCTTCGATAGCGTCGAGGTATGTCTCCTCATAAATATCGGCGTTCAGTTTTTCGGCAAATGCCGGATCTTCACGCGCCCATACGTACGGCGTGGTGCGATCGACTCCGATTGCGCGGGCGGATGCCGATATATTACCATAGGTTTTGAGCATCGCTTCAAGGAATGCTTTTTTCCTGGTTTCTACTACGCTTTTTTTTATGGGCATTTTGTTGAATTATGTTGAACGTCAGAACGGAACACCTGTGAAGTCGTAGACTTTGCTTCTTCTTGATTTTGCGCTTCCGCCGCTTTTGCGCTTCCGCGCTGTACTACGGTTTGCCATAATACATTCCTCCTTACTGATTTATTAATTGTTTTGAATTTTTCAATTATTGTGTCGTTTATATGTTCCATGAAGTCGCATATCTCCGCGCTGTCCTGGACTACGATTTGTTCAATGTTCCCCGATGATCTTAAATTTGCACTTCCATGGATTGCCAGGTTGATTCCGCTGGTTAATCTGGCCGTGATTATCTTGGTGTGCGTGCCCGCGACTGCCAGCTGGAAGCGGTTGTCGATGTCGAGTTCCTGGTATATGTATTTGACGATGGTATTCCGCTCGTGACTGTAAAAATAGTCTGATACGATCAGGTTCAGTTCTTTCACATATCCCTTTTGGATGAGCGTGGCCAGGCTGTCGACATTATCTTCGCTCATTGACAGTGTGGATATGTCCATCCGGTGCGCACGGATTAGCTTTTGTGTAAACAGCGCCTCTATGAGGTCTCCGAATATAAATGATCCATCGATGATTCCGAAATATGACATGCCGGGTTCGATGTTTATTTTAGATGCTGTCTTTACGGCATTTTTCCACGCTGCCGTCTTATCTTTGCTCAGCGGCGGTTTTATCAGGCGCGTTTCCAGCGTATGATCTTCTTCCATACCGAAGGCATCCGTGTCGAAGTCGAAGACGTCGAGTTCTGAGAAGTCGAATATGTCGTTTTCCTCTGTCATGCTGTTTCAAGTTCTGGCACCTCGTATGGGATACCGTTTTTGAAGACCTTAAGCGTGGGGTCCAGTTTTATCATTCTATCGAGGATGACGGCCACGTACTTCGGGTCGAGTTCTATTCCATAGCAGCGTCGTTTTAGCTGGTGCGCTGCCACCATGGTGCTTCCGGATCCCAGGAATGGGTCGACCACTTACAACAAATTCCCGCCATTGCTCTGGTGAGATTTGGTCTGCCTGCTTCACCCATGCGTCTGGGATTTCTTTGTAGCCGAGTTCGACCAGTGCGCGGTAGCGCATATTGCCTCCCTGGATAACGCCGTTTTCATTGATGATGATCGGGCGCAGCTCCATCATCCACGGTGCATCCGTTATTGACTTGCAGAGCTGTTTAAACTTCTCATCACGGATGATACGCGGATTCTTCGGGTTGATCTTTATGTCTGTTATCTTCATTCTTTTGTCAACTGGTCGTAAAAATAATCCATCTCCGCGCGGAAGGTCGGATATATGCGCCGGTAATTCTTCACGGTACGCAAACTGTGACTGATTATGGTCCGGTGGCATCCCAGCACGTCACACAGCGCAGACGCCAGTCCCTTGCGCACAGGAACATCGTCATCGAAGTACTGCGGATCCTCCATCTGTGTGACCACGCCGACGAATACCAGCCGCTTGTCCACGTTGGTGCGCACCTGCTCGGCGTTGAGGTGTGCTGCCCGGCAATACTTGGCGAACAGCAGGGGGATGTCGTCCAGGGATCCCAACGCACCGGGGGTGTCAACCATATTGAGGATTGAAGGGTATCGGCGTTTAAGGCGGTGATAGATGCGGCGGTAGTTAGGTTCCATGCGGTTTAATTTGATGTCATGTTCGTAGATTCGATGAATGTATTGATGACCGATTCGTCAGGATTCGGGGCAATAGCCGTAAATGTTCCGTCGGCGAAAAATATTACGATCACAATGTCGTTTGTTTTGGTTGAGACTATTGTCTGGATGTCCGCAATGGTTTTACCTACCGCGGCTTTCAACCCACTGTGCGTTACAGGAACGGTCATGTCTTGATTGTTAATTCTTCTCCGGTGAGTGCGAAATAGAGGTTTTGCAGTTGGTGAACATATATAATGTCCTTACAGTATTCGTTATTGCCATTATATACATTTGTTGTAAATGTAAAATATTTCCATCCTACCATTGTCAATAATGAAAAATCAGGATTATTATTACATAGTTTGGTGGCAATAATTGATTCAGTATATATTTCAATTTTAAACCCGAATTTTACCAACCATTCATCGGTTAGTGGGATGGGTTCAAATTTTATATCGTTTGGGAACCAATCAGAATCAAAAATGCGTTTGCTGGTAATTTTTACAACTTTACCATTTTCATTCACTAAATTCCCGATTCTTAATTCATT